TTCTCTCAAGCTTACCGATATCGCGCATCGTATAACGCTTATTCTCTACACGATCAATACGAACACTATTTGAATCAAGATCAAATGTGTATGGTTCTAAAGAAATGCGAGCTAGTTTCATTGAATTGGCTGGAATATTTTGTTCAACAGCTTTAAGACTTGGAACTCCAGCACTAGTGATAAATTGGCCAGTGGATGTTAATGAAACACTATCGATTCTTGGTAAGTAGTGCGTATATTCAACAGTTGTTGATTGGCCAAACTTTGGGAAATACGTTTCAAAGTAGCCTGTTGTGCTAGCACGAGGGCGAAAGTCAATAGCATCTCTTAATTGAACACCATTCACTGACGTAATTTCATCGTATCTAAGCCCAGAGTTTGCAGCTACATATGAGTTTACAGCTACTACGTCGCCAGGACCGCCACTCACGTTAAGATATTCATATCTAACTTCAATTGAACCAGTTGGCAATGGAGCACCATCTTGCAAGGTAAGAGAAATTTTTCCAACAGAAGACACATCACTATTATTGCTGAAGGTGTATCTATTAGTGATATCAATATCATATCCAACCGAAGCACCGAAGCCTGCAGGAGCCATCTTGATAGAAATTATACGATATCCATTTGTTTTCTGTAAAACAATTTCAGATGATCTTGCAGTAGCTTCAGTTGTAAAGACCTCTGTTTGGTTTGTTACTTGAACTGTTGAAGTTGAAGTTTGAGAGTTAGATCTCTTAAGAGTTGCAAACACTGTATACAGTTTAGATTTTTCTAGACCACTAATAGAAACTGTTGTGCCATTCCCTCCGACTGCAATTGTAGGTGCAATCAATATAGCACCTGGGCTAGTAGCAGTATTTAATCTGACAACAATGTAATTGCTGCTTTCTGCACTATCTTCAAATGTATATCCACCAGATGGAGCAGTAAGAGTTATAACACCAAAGTCACCCTCCCCAGATGGACTGGTAGAAATTTGTTGTGTAAATGGAACAACAACAATATAGTCCATAGAAACAATTTTTTTAATTGCATAGTTTGGTAAAGTATGCAATAAAGATGATCTTTGTGGATCATTTAGAATTAAATCTGTAGAACCGGTTGGAATAAATGCATTAGAAAGAAATGAATATGTTCCAGTCAACGAACCAATTGCTTTTACATCTTTAAAATACTTATTAGATATCATTTGAATATCAAACAAGAATAATTTGTAAACTGGTGTAGATTCTAAAGTACCATGTGATTCGATAGCACGAATTCTAGCTTTACCAATGATATGACTAGGAATAGCAGTATCAGAAGCAGAACCTTTTACAACACTGTACAAATTAACTTGTGGAAGATTTACTAAGTCTGGCGCAAAAGCAACATCTTTAACTAAAACATACGACCCCATTGAGGTATAAATGTTTGTGGTTTGCTTAACAGACACTGTATTAGTAACTGCGTCTAGTCCATTAGAACTGTTTCTATTAAAATTAGGAATTCCTAAGTAGTTAGCAAGAGCTGTTGAACCAGCAGGCAAATCACGTGACTTATTAGCTGGTAGATACTCTGTCGCTAGCTTTTCAATTTCATAACCACGAACATATGCTTTGCCAGCTTCAACTCCGTATGCTAACATTCCATCTAAACGGATATGATCATTTAAAGTAAAGGCTGTAAAGGCTGAATCACCAGAGTTAAAGCTATAGATACCTTGATTAAAGTTTGGAAGTTGTGTATATTCCCATCTAACTTGATTGTCTGTGGTATAATCATCAAGACCATCACGCGCTCTTGATAACGAAGGAGCGCTATTACCAGATAAGCCAGCAATAGTTGCTGTAAAATAATAAAAGTCAATTCCATCACCAATAGTAGTTCTTATAATGTCGCCTTGAATATATTTTTCAGCAGCGGCCCACCCATTTCTAAAGTTGTTTCTGTAATTACGTGCTTGAATACCGAACGGTGATAAAGCATAATCTCCAGACTCGTCATATGTGCGACGAGCTAATGTCTTTTCTAATTCAGCGTATTGCGAACGGTCAATTTTAAATTCTACTACACCATTCTTTAAACGTAGCAACTCAATGAAGTTATCTGGTTCAGCTTCTGCTAAAGTGATCTTAGTTAATACAAGATCCATAAAGTAACGGGCAGCACCCGGTGCTGCATAGTTAGGAGAACCTAATGCATTATCTAGCAGCGATTCATCATCTTCTGGATAAATTACACTTTCAGTTAGTTGAAGACCTACTCTATATGAGGGTCCTAAGTATCCCTCAGCATCATACTTATCAAGAATAATAACCTGATCATCAACTAGAACAAAGTTATTGTTAATGTAATACACACCCTTTTTGATAGTAGCTGAAGAAGCCTTACCAGATGGGCGATTAACGTCTGCAGTTGTAATAGATCCACTTATAGTATTATCGACTGCTCTTAAAACTTGGTTAACTTCAAACTCTGAAATGTTTCGTCCAAAGCCGTCTTGAAGAGAATTTTTATACTTAACAAAAATAGTAGTCTGAGGATCTGTTCCAGCTAAACTGTAATCAATAATTTCAGCAACTAAACCGCCTTCTGAAGTAATTTCTTTACCAGCAATTGACGCTAAGTACGTATCAATCCCAGTATAATTAACTAATTTAATATACTTAACATCAGTGTCATATGCTATCTGGCCAGGAATAACCATTGATCCCTGTTTAAAGACATGATCACCATGACGAGCAATTTGCTGCTGAAGAATTGTTTGTAGTTGAGTTAACTCTCTCGCCTGAACTGAGTATCCTGGTCTAAACAAAATTCTATAGAATTTTTTGTTTTCAGAATAGTCATCGTAAAAAGGAGATACGTTTAAATCTAATGCCATAGTTCTCTTCTCTTAAGTTGTTGAGTCAATATATGTTATTTATATGGACTTAGAAGGTAATAGTGTTTGATGCGATAACGATTTGATCTGCAGAAGGGCTAAATTTAACTCTATTATCTATGGTTAGTACTTCACCCGAGAATTTATTTACACCCGGCAATATTACACTGTTAACAGAAAAGTTTGCGCCTTGTTTGCCAATAGTATCTCCTGCAGATACTAAAGTGCTATCTAGATATCCTAATAACATAGCATCATTATTCTCATCATAATCTTCATATTTGCTAATCACTAAAAATCTGCTGTTGCCCTTTGTAAGAATATCATTGACTGCTATTTCACCAAAACCTACTTGAGAATTAGATCCTATCACTAACAATGCAGACGAAGCGATACCCAATCTAAGATTTGTTCTAGCATTAAAAGCTTTAGGATTCTTTACTAAGCACACTTGTCTAAATGAGTTACTAATTGCTTGTCTGTAAATTGTATCTTTAAATAAATTTGTTCTAAATAAAATAGTTTTTGCGTACAATTCAGAGATAGCATCACTACCATGACCGTCTTTAGGCGGAAGAACTACATCTAGTACTGCGTTCTCTGTTGCAAATCCAGTAATCACTGCAGTTGCTTCTGTATAACCTATGCCAGCGTTAATAATATTAATTTTACGAATACGTCCAAATGCGTCTAATTGAGCGCTAGCCGTTGCACCAGTTCCATTTCCAACGATCTCTACAGTTGGTGTTGTCACGTATCCAAAACCAGCACTCTTTACATATACTGCGTCTATTGCGCCTGGAACTGCAGTAATTTCAACCGTAGATTGGTTTGATTCAATTGAACCTACACTAAAATCTAATAATATAGAAGCTTTTTCAGTTGGTGGTTTTAGTCCGTCATTAAAATTCTCAACTTTAACGCTTGCGTAAGTATATCCAATACCTGGTTTAATCACTCTAATTTGTTCTATTTGACCATCAGTGTTTATAATTGGTTCAATTACTGCATTATTTTTTTTGTTTATAACTCTAAATCGAAAACCAGATCCTAGTGTTCCTGCTAAGTTTGTTTGTCCATATGTAACCACATTTGAGGCGTTAGGGTCTTCTGTAATAGAATTGAATTGATTTGAGTAACCATATCCACTGTTGTTAATTGCTACTGCAGTAGCAACACCAGCTACAATTGTAACAGTAGCAACAGCCTTAACTCCATTTGGAAGATCTGGATTTGTAAAAGCTAAATCAATAGATCCATATCCTGTACCACCATTTAAGATTTCAATAGATTCGACTTCATAAGGATTTTCTTCTAAATATCCATCGCCGTCAACTGTCAATTTAGTATAACTTGTGCTAGTTTGTACAACTATAGGTTCGATTATAGCCTGTGATGAGTTACCACCAACTATCGTAAACGTTGGAGAATAAGAATAACCATCTCCCTTTTGATTCATCGTTATAGCAGTTATAACACCAGATACGACCGTGACACTTAAAACAGTTGCTGTTGTGCCACCGGGTTGATCTGGCGCTGTGATAGTAATAGAAGGAGCAGCATATCCAGTACCACCATTGATGATTTTAAATCCATCTATTCTGTAAGATGTTTTGTTATAACCTAAACCTTGGTTCTCAATTGAGTAGCCAACTATTGCTCCGCTAGAATAAAATTGAGTCGTTAAAGCGTTAGCAACAGGCATCAGTGTTGTTGATAAGAATTTATTTCTGAGAGTAATTGGAATAGTATACATATACTTCCAAATGTACCCATCCGCTAAAGTAAACGGTATATTTGAGGTAGTAGTTGGCTTAACAGATGAAGGACTATCATTGTTATTGTCTAAGCATTTATAAACACGATACTGATCAGTCAGTACATAAAATTGAGCTGTGTCGATAGATGTTGCACCATTAAAAGAAGGAGTGTCTGTAGTATATTCACGATACATATCAAAAACAAATCCCGATGTCCAGTTAATTCTTGTAATAACTGGAGCAACGTCGTTAGCGTCAATTTGTTTATAGAGAATGGCGTTATTTCTAACACCGATCTCATATTCATATGAATCTATAGCTTCTTCAACAACTGTTTCATCATCAATACTGAATGTTACAGCCCCACTAGTCACATGCGCTTCTGTCACAATAAATTGTGTAGAAGAAACAATAGATTCTACTTTAGCATTTGCAGATAATCTACCAATACCGCTAGTCTGTGTAACTAATTGACCTGGTTTAAAACCGGTTGTAGTGCCACTTGTAAGAATAACGGTATTAGAATTTGCAACTACAGTAGCAGTAACACCACTAATAGAAAACCAAGGGTTAGCCTTTCCAAAAGTATAGTAATACTTGCTAATATTAGAAGCAATTTCTGAAATAACCGATTTAATTAAACCGGTTTTAAAGGAGAATTTAAGTAGGGATGTAGCCATTATTCAATTACTGAATGTTGATTGTCCAAGTGATAGCAATAGTATCAGCAGTTTGCTTGTTAACAACATCAAAAGATGTTTTGCAAAGCATAGTACCAGCGGAAGCAGCATTGAAAATACCAGCTTCAACTAAAGCTCCAGTACCAGTGCCAGCAGCAAAAGTAGAAGCATACGTAATAACTGCGGTAATTGGCAAACCACCAGAATAACCTTGTGGGAAAGAGCCACCGAGAACAGTTAAACCTTGACGAGCTAGCTCAGAAAGAGCTGGAGATCCACCAGTTGTAAGAGCTGTATCGCCTATCACAGGAGTAGTTTTAACTGGGTTAGTACCAACGCCATTGTTGCTAGTGCCGCCGGTGCCAGAGCCACCTAATGCCATATGAGACATTTGCGCTGGAATTGTATGACCGGCAACAGTATCTTTCATACGAGCAGCAAGCCATTGCTTACCAATTGTTGTAACGATGTTTGAGTAGAAACGGTTATCTTTAAGATTACCATCAGCGTCTGTGTGAACAATCGCTAGCGTACCTGTTGTTTCTACGATATTTCTAAATTGTGGGATTAAAATCATTTGATTTCCTTTATGTTATACTAATTGTTGATACAACTGCATACTCTTGTGAAAAATAATCATCTGTGAGTTCAGCAGTTGTTGTTGTTGCGCTATATGGATCAAAATATAGCGTGCTTCCTTCTATAAAACTATTTATATAATCTTCGAACGAACGATTATATAACAATCCTATGAAAAATTGACCTTCTGATATAGTCATACTATCTTGAATAGTTGACATAGTAAAAACTTTTGATATTGCTTCTAGTGCTTGTATATCATCGGCAAAAGATCTTACGAATGCTCTTACTGTGGAAACAGCTTCTGCAAGTCCAATATCATCGCTGAGAATTATTGCTCGCACAATATCTACTTCTTCGCCTACACCCGTAATATTATCACCAAAAGATCTAATATAATCAACTATTCTAGATATAGCAAATCCAATTGGAACACTATCACTTTGTGCAGTTGCAATGTCTCTATTAAAAGAATTTTCAATGATTGTAGAGATATCAGATGGATCTCTCTTGTAATCAACTATTCTTTGAAACAGCACTTCTTCAAAACTTAGAGTCTTATAGAAAGTACCATTAACACCACTTGACCAATCTAAAAACTTAGAATCTGGTTGTACTGCAGCAATATTATCGCTGTATTGTGTAGTAAAATCTTTGTATTGTAAATCTATTATGAGGTTTAAAATTTCTGTTTTTGTTAACTCAAGATCTTTTAATATCAATAATTCAGAGACAAATTGTTCTTCAGATTTATTTAACCCCATAGTTTTCAATATGATATCAGAAATGCTATCGATATATTCTGGAGCAATTTGTTTTGTAATGTCTTTGTAAATAGTTCCGTCAACGATAGAAGTGTAGTCTTCATTGATTCTAGTTAAAGACTTTTCAATATATTCGATAAACAAATTTAAAACTTCTGATACTGGTTTAGTTACATTTTTAGCACTAATATCATTGTCTATGATATTCACATAGTTATTCTGTGTATCCCAATCAAGAATTTTAGTAACATCTTTATAAATGTCGTCTAATGGTGTAATTGGTTCTTGCAGAAACTTTCCAACATCCTTCAATGTAGTTTCTGCATAATCACCAATATATGTGTCACTTACAAATTTGCCAATGTTAGATGTAGTAAAATCATTAATCTGAGTAATCTGATCAAAGAATTGTCTTCTAATAAATGCTAATAGAGGCGTTGCAATAACATCAAAGTTTTTATAGATATTGAATTCACCAAACAACTTTAGGCCAGTCGGTTGCAATAAAGACTTAACGATGTTTTTGTAATTTTCTAATTGCTCTTCAATCTTAACAACATAAGAGAATTGTTGATAATAGTCTCCATCTTGAATGTAAATTTCATCTGAAATAAACC